CGAGCGGTCGATGCCCATAGCGTCCGCCACCATAGCTACCACGACCGCGTGGAAGTATTTCTCCTCTTGGCGGCTGCGGTCTTTCGAGACCCGCTTGAGGATCAGCGTCATCTCCTTCCCGACGTACGGGAACGTGAACCGGTTCCAGGCCTCGCGGTTTTCAAAGGCGACCTTGCCGTCCTCGAGGACGGTGACGGCCCACTTCGGTACGATTTCCCGGTCGCGCATCGCTACGAGAGGTTGTTTGCCGCTTTGATAATCGCCTGAATTCTTTGGTTGTCGTCCTTATCGTCGATGTCGACAGTTTGCTCGTAGGCATCCGTGATCTGCTGGCTCTTGCGGCCGGTCAGAATCTTTTCGCAAACGGAGCGCTCCCAGATTTTCTCAGCTTCGGGGCCACTAATCCGGTACTGCGACTCGTAAAACTTTCCGGTATGCGGGTCGCGTCGCCCCTCTACGGTCTCTTCGGTCTCGATCACGCGGTCAATCCTGACTCGTAGCATCGTTTTTAGCGTTAGCTTCTAGCTCGGTAACTTTTGCGGCCAGCGCGTCCCGGGCGACGCGCCACTCCTGGGCGACGCGCCTGAACGGCGACTTGTCGTTGTCTGCGGCCTCCACCCAGTTCCAGCGTTCCTCGCCGACGATCTGCCGAATGAGCGACCAGTATTTCCGGCTGTGCTGCGGCTTGAAGTGGATGTGGTGGCGCTGGCACAGGCACACGACGTTCCGAAGGTCGTCGTAGTATCGGCTGCTCGCCCGGGTGACGAGGTGTTCGGCCTGCAGGATGAGGTACCCCTGCACCTTGGCGTACCCGCCGCACGCACCGGCCTGACCGGGGTAGTGCCGAAGGACGCACCCGCCGTCTCGGGCGACCACCGCCCGACGAAGGAGCGCCTGAATCTCCTTTTTCACCTCCGGGACTGGCTGCTTGCTTTCTTTTGCCAGGCCGCCGCCCTTCGCCATTGGCTTTCGGGTCGGGTTCCACGGCTTCTTGGCCGTGAGGGGGGTTCTGCGCTCCAAACCCACCCGGGCTGTAAGCCCCTGTGAGGCCCGTAGCGGCGTTTTCCTTTGTAGCTGGCTCCGCTTCACGTTCTCGTAGGTTACTTGCCGTCCCCGCCGTTCTGGAGGCGTTCGCGGAGGCTCAGGACGACGTTGGCGACCGTCTGAGCTTCCTCGGCCGCTGGCTTGATGCCGGTCTTGAGGCAGCGGGCGATGGTCGCGTCAATTTCCTTGCCTCGCAGGGCGAGGGCAACGAGGATCTGATCTTGGTCTTCGTGGCTCAGGACGAGGGTAATGGTCGGCTTGGTGGCTTTTGCCATTCTGGTGTTCGTTAGATGACCGACGCTTGCTTAATGCGGTACCAGACCGACCTGGCCCGTGGGCCTGGTCGCTCCTCCCGCTCTATCAGGCCGTCCTCGTGAATCTCGCGGAGCCGACGGGATGCGTTGCTCGCCTTGTACCCCGCGTCGAGCGCGAGCCGCTCGATCTCCCCGCCATTCACCCAGTCTTTCTTCGCCGACAGGAACGCGACGATGCGGTCTCGGAGCGGCTTAGTTTCCGTAGGCATAGAGGTCGTGCTTTTCCGAAATAAGCTTGTAGAGGTTTTTGTACTTTCTGGCTTTGTGGTCGCCTGGAACCATTACCTTCCGAACGGTTGGCCAGACGTCCGCCCGCCACCCGTCATCGTGCTCTATCTGGAGGTGGTACGGGGTGTGGCGTTTCACGCGGAACCCGAGCGCCCCTAGTTCGGCCAGCGAGGTCTCCGTGTTGTTAACCGCGACGCTCATAGCATTCTTTCTTCGCAGAACTGTCCCTGCTCGGCCCACACCTTCCGCATCCGCTGCATCATGTTCAGGATTTGGCCGTGGTGCCGGACGGTGGGGAATATCTTCACCTCTCCCGTCAGGCTCAGTCGGCCGTACTCGTCCGCGACCGTCGGTGCCCAGGCCAGCCACAGCTTCGGCGTCTTCTTGCGGAGAATGTATGCACCCGTCGCGTAGAAGGTGAGCTGCTCGTCCCGGTCTACCTTGCGCTGATCCCACTCGACCGTCCCCGTCTTGTACTCGCCAACCTCGGAGTAGTCCTCGGCGGCGGCGTCCGGCTTAATAAGGATTGGCACCCGCTCCTTGCCGACGACAATCTCCACGTTCACCGACTTGTCGCGCACCGGGAGCTTGGGGAACTTGGAGAGCGTCAGGTCGGTGTGAAAGTCCCCGGTCGCCTCGTCGGCCTCGAGGGCTTCGGCTACCGCCTTGCCGAGCGCGATTGCGCGGCTTATCGGAATCTCCCTGCCCTCGAAGTATTTTGCCGCCCACGCCTCCTTGGATGCCTCGAACAGCACCATCGAAGAGTAGGAGAGGTACGGTCTAGGCCGCATTTTGGCCAGCTGCCTCCGCCGCAGCCTCGCGGGCGTCCCGCTCGTCGAGCAGCTTCTTAATCTGCGCCTTGATCAGCACGCGAACCTCGCCCTTCTCGTCGTCGGTGTACTTGTTGGATTTCTCAATTTTTGCGAGGTAATCCTCGAGGACTGCCGGGTCAGTCTGGAGCGGGATAGAGCCGCGTGCGATCTCGATAGGCGTCCGGTTCGCGTCCTTCGGGCCGGAGCCGCTACCCTTCGTCAGCTCTTCCTCGGCGTAGATGCCGGAGAGAACCTGCGGGAACGCCTTACGGAGCGCGAGCGCCTCGGCGCACTTCGAGAGCATAACGTGCGGCTTCGAGCGCCACATGAACCCCTGCTTCTCGCCCGGGTAGTATTCGGCCCACCGAGCGGAGGCCGTGAAGGCGCACCGCTGGCCCTGCACCATCTTGTAGACCGTCACGGTAGCCTTCGCCGGTTGCTTGCCTTCCTCGCCCTCGAACACCGCGTCGTCGCTGCCCGCGTATGCCCCCGTGCGCTCCGCGACCGCGCGGAACCCGTCGATGCCGACCTGGGTAATGCGGATCTCGCGGCCGAGTTTGTTGTCCCAGCGCGGGACGAGGTGAATCTGGCGGCTGAACGGGTCGAGGGCCGTGCGCTCGCAGATGAAGAGGAACACCCGCAGCTCGTCGTCCGACGCGCCCTTGGCGTAGTTGTCCTTGATCATCTGAACCTGCGAAGCCTTGAGCTTGGTCTTGTAGCCGAGCGGCACGACCGCCGTGGTCTCGACCGGGGCGACCTCGACCTCCGGGCGCACCTGCACCGCGACCTCTTCCTCGGCGGGCTCCTTAGCCTTCGCCCGCTTGGGGGCTTTCTTAGTAGCCATGGCTGCTGGTCTTAGCCTTCTTGATAATTTTCACGCCCGGCACATCGAGACGCGCCTTGAGAACAGCCGCCTTGAGGCGCACCAAATCGACCACCAGGTACTGGCGGGGGATTGCGGCCTCGTCCGTAACCTCGATGTCCTCGTACTCGGTCACCGTGAGGCGGGACGCGCCGCCCGCGACGCTCTTCTGCTGGTCGGGGAGCTTGTCGAGCTTCTGGAGCGCCTTCTCGTCGCTGATCTTGCCCGCAGCGGCCGCAGCCGCAATCTTAGCCTCCTGGTCGGCGATGCGCTTGTTGTCGGCTACGATAAATGCCTGCGCCTTGCCCTTCAGCGTATCCTCGACCGCCTTCGCCTCGGCGATGATTGGGTCGAAGTCTTTCTTGGCTGTGGCGATAATCGCCTTGGCTGGGGCCGTGTACTCCTCTTTGCGATCCTCGACCTTCTTGCGGACGTCCTTCACCGCGCGAATCAGGTCGCTGACCTTGGCCACATCGTCGTGCGACTCGACCTTGAGCTTCTGCGCGGTTGCGACCGCGTCCGACACTTGGCCACGGTAGACCTCTAGCTCCTTAACACCATTCTCGGCCTCCGGCTGTTTTGCTTTTGCCATCGTTTCCTTAAATTCGGCGCGGTCGGCTCATCTTGTACCCCGGGCCGTACCGCTCCACGAACTTTTTAATATTTTCCGACGGGATCGAGTAGCGTTGCCGCCGACCCTCACCATGAATCTTCGCCTCGAGCAGGTTGTCGCCCCAGAAGTCCCGCTTCACCGCGTCGCGCACCTTCCGAATGTCGCGCGTCCACGGAAACAGGTTCCCGTCTGCGATTTCGACGAGCGACAGGTTTTTGGAACCTTTCGCCGCCTTCCCGCTCTTCGATACTTTAACTCTTGATGGCATTTTTTGATAACAAGTTATCCCCTTCTCCGAACTTCGGCGTTATAAACGCCTTCTCCAAATCTGTGAAGTACCCGGCCGATTCGGCCAGCGCGTCCAGGGCGCTGCGGATTGATTCGCCCATAGCGGCGAGTTCGCCCCGGGCGTACTGCCCACGGGCGTCCTCGATTTTCGATTTCGCATTTTTAACGGACGCGTCAATCGACCGCTGCAGCTCTTCGATTTCGTCCTGGCGCGGGTGCCACTTCGGGTACTGAGCCGGTTCTGCCATTAGTAGCGGCTGCTAAGGCCTTCGTAGGCAATCTTGATCCCAAAAATCCCGAGCGCTCCGGACGCGAAGAGCTGCCATAAATCCAAGAACACCATTCCGGTCTCGAGGTTCGTGGCGTCCGCGAAAGCCGCAGATGCGGCAATCGCGCAAATTCCAAATATGGTCTGCTTGGTGCTGGGTTTCATTGGGTTGCTTCAGGTTTATCTTTAATCTCGTCAGGCTCCGGGCGCTCGTTGTCCTCGTCGAACTCGGAGTAGAGCGCGTCCTCGATCTGCTGCGCGGCGACCTCCCGGGCGTCGTCGGTCTTGATGTCCCCACGGAGGTGCGTGATCTCCAGTGCCCGGACGAGCGCGTCGCGCAGCTCTTCTCGGCTCGGGACGTACAGCGGCTGTGGTTTCTTCATCGCTAGAATGGGATGTCCTCCGGGTTAATGTCGGCGGTCGGGTACTCGATTGCGGCGGGCTCCGACGAGGCCGCGACCGAGCCGCCACCCTGCTTCTTTGGGCCGAACTCGAAGCTGTCGGCGATCACCACGGTCTTGTATTGCTTCGCGCCGTCCTTCTCCCAGCTCTGCGTCTCGAGCCGCCCCTGCACCCCGAGCAGCTGCCCCTGCTCGACGTACTGCGCGACCACCTCGGCCCGCTTGGCGAAGAAGACGACGTTCGTGAACTGCACCTTTTCTTTCTTGGCACCCGAGTCGTCCTTCCAGGTGAAGTTCGTGGCAATGCCGATCTCGCAGACCTTGCTGCCGCTCGTCGTGGCCCGCAGTTCGGGCTTTTTGGTGACGCGTCCGACGAGCGTAACGTGGTTAATGTTCATACCTATGCCTTGTCGCCGACCTTCTTAGACGCGCCGATTCGGACGACCTCGTACCGCTTCTTCGCCTTCTTCGAGAGCGACCGCGCCCTGGCGTCGGCCTTCTTTGAATCTTCGAAGATAGCCTTGATAACCCGGTACGGCGTAAGGACGGCGAGGCGGAATTTTGTGGCCATCGCGACCTTCTTTTCTTTCCCCATGTACGTTTTTAGAATCCTTTAAAACTTCGGACGTCTTTCTCGGTCAGCACGTGGGCCTTGAGCTTGATTCCGACACCGGCGCACCGCTCGCGGTCACCAGCCGTGACGTAGAACCCGACCTTCCGGACGCTGTCCCACTTCGGCATCTCAGATTCTTGCTCCCTGAGCCGCTCGCAATCGACGGTCGCCTGCAGCTCTGCCGCCCAGCGAAATACCTTGATTGCGACCGACCACCCGACGACCGTTATCGTGAACGCCGACGCGGCTATCGCCACGAGGACGCCAACGCGAACCCATCTGTGCATATAAAGATCTTTACCCCGTAACCCTCGGATCGCGCCGAGGTTGGAAAGGTGTCGGCTAGGTTCTCGGTCACTTAAACCCGTCAGATTAGTTACCACCTCTGATAGCCCACCTCTCCAATCTCGAAACGAACCCTTCCCCGACCGGAGCGCCGCGCCCAAGCTTTACCTTTGTGCTTAGAAATTGAGTTATTTGCTAGGCGCGACGCCCCGGTAAGGGGCTCCCGTCCCCGGCGGGACGCACGTTTGCTCAGATGGTCGTTTTGGCACCCGCTTTTCGGCGGTAGCCGTCCGGACTTCCTTTCGTGCGCCCCGTTGGGGACGAGATGAGTGATTGTGAGACTCGAGCGCCCGGCTGGGCGTCCAAGCGTTGCTTGGATTCCGCGTGGCCTGTCGCGCTCCCCCGCGTGAACCGGGGAGGCGTTGGCTTCGGCGTGTTCGCCCGGTCGGGCGCTCGACGATTGCTCTGCCTCGAACGTATGTGAAGGTGCCTGCTGTGCCTATTATCCCTTGTTATCAAAACTCGCCAACAAAGTTATCCCCACCCATTTACCCAATCCCAGGAAAATGGTCGTCGCGCCCGCGCTGTTGGTAATACTCTTTTCTATTACTCAGAGTATTACTCTCTCTGTGGCACATTTGTGCCTACGTCCGCAGGCACAATTGTGCCGACCCCCCGGCACATTTATGCCGACCTACGTAGGAACGTTTGTGCCTACCAGCCCACCCGGGTGGTACGTGTTCCGAACCTGCCGGGACGCGAAAGCCCGCCGGGGTAAGGGGCGGGCTACGCACGGAAGGGTCGCACTTCCGCCCCGCACTCAACGATGGCTCGGAGCGCAGGGATCATATTTATACCACTAAACGCGGCCAATCTTATCCTCGATTTTCGCCTGGCTCGACCTGAGTGTCGCGTACCCGGTCGCCCCGAGGAGGGCCAGGATCGAGTTGGCCGTCTGCGCCTCGAGGTACCCGAGGTTGAACAGGGCGACGACCGCCGCAGACGCGAACGCGACGATGTACGTCTTCTTTCCATCTAGGAACTTGAACATGGTGTGTGGTTACACGAGTAACGCTTTGCGGAACCCCTCCACGGTCTTTGGGCCGAACTCTCGGCCCCGCAGACCCTCAATCTCGGCGACCGGAGCCACCTTGTGGGCCCGCTGGAACGCCAAGAGCGCCTGCCGCGTATTTTCGCCAAAGAATCCGTTGAACTCCACCTTGAGGTAGCCGAGGTGAGCGAGGATCGCCTGCGCCCGGCGAATTGACTCAGACTTGGAGCCCATCTTGCCGCCCGAGGACGGCATCGGCAGGGTGACGGTCGGCTTCGGCTTGTTGACCGTGAGGACGAGCTGCACGGCGTGGTGGATGTGGTAGTCCGCCGCCAAAACCTTTCGGAACGGGCGGTAGTGGTCGAAGTCGAGCTTCCGGCCTTTTCCGTCGAAACCGTAGAGGATCGTTGCGTGCCCGGACTTCTCGAGGCCGCAGTCCTTAATGACGTCCCCCTCCTTAGCCGCGTAGCGGCTCCACCCGGGGCAGATAGGAGCTCCAATGACCACCGGGGCGGTTTTGACCGCCTCGCGCAGCACGGCCTCTTTTTGGGCGTCTGTGAGCCTATCCCCAGACCAGAAGAGCCACCGGCTGGATACCTTGAACCACTTCTTCCAAATTTCGGCCTTCTTGAATACCGAAGCCGGAATTTGGCTCATGTAGCCGTCCCAATCTTTGATGGCCGGGTCGAAAGGCCAGTCAACCTCCGGAACCGCGCCGATTTGGCGCATATTTTCCGCGACGGCAAAGATGTTGTTCCCGTTCTCTTCGTTGGTTCCGGACGTCTTCGCGCTGAATCGGTCGGACAGGTTGAACTTGCCGTCGACGATGAACCCGGCCTTATCGAGCTCGGAGACTCCGTCTGCGGGAATCTCGCCGTTTTCCTTGAGCAGGTTCGCCTGCGCCTCGGCCGAGTTGTTGGTGGAGAAGTTGGTGCAGGCGGACGTATCGAACAGCTTGTCCTGCGAACCCTTCTTCTTGGGCTGGAACTGGATCTCGTCGGACGGCAGGAACGGCGACCAGTCGAGGACGTTACGCTCGACCACGCCGGACTCGCCGTCGTAACGCCAGTCGGTTACGGCTGGCCGCCCCTCGTAGATTCCCGTGTTTTCCGGCATACCCCTATGCATACGGTAATGCTAGCACGGCTAATTTTTCTTTTTTGGCGCTTTCATAATCTGCGACTCGTCGAACACGACGTATACGTCGGTCATGTCGTCCTCGCCTGTCGGCACGGCGCTGTCGTAGGTGTTACGGATGATTACGCCGTCGCGGCCGTCCCGCTTGGCGTTCTTGATGATGTCCGTGATTCCGATTTCTGAGACCGGGTCTTCGTTGGCGTCGAACTCGAGTGGGTTATCCATCCGTAGCCGCGCCTCTTTGATCGCCCCGGCTTTCTTCGACCCGGATACTCCGAAAACGTCGTCTACGGCGTCCTCAGTATTCGCCTCGAGTTTCTGTATTTTCTTAATGACGTCCATCACCTCGCGCTTCTTGCCGACGCCGAACGCGTCCGGGTTTTTCTCGAGGTCTGTGGTGATGTAGTAGATGCGGGTGTAGTCAGAGCCGGTAAGCTCCTTCAGCTTCGCGCGGAGGTCTTTCATTTGCCCCGGCGCGACCCTCATCGTCTCGGCTCCCTTGCTCGCGTAGGTCAGCGCGGTGTTTGGGTTTGAGGCGAAGAAGAACCCTTCTTTTGCGGATGACGCCCCGGTAGCCCCGCCGAGGAACCCACGGTCAAAGTCTTTGAACTTTGCGAGCGTCCCGTGGAAAACAGGGGTTTCAGCTATCTCACGGATAGCTCCGTCACCTTTTAAAATTTTAGAAGGTGATTTGCCCGTGACCGGCTTGCTTGTGACCGACGCTGGATCAAAAAGCACGCCCGTCGATCCGAAGTCGACGCCGTCGTACCCTTCCTTCTTGAGGCGATCTTCGACGATTTCCCAAGCTCTCGCGTCGTGGACGCCGTACTTGTCTGTGCCAAATTTTGACGGGTTTGCGTAAAGCTCGTCCATTGCGCCAAAGAACTGCCGCTCATACTCGGTTTCGCTCATTTTTTTCATTTTGAACTTTCCGCCGCCGGATTTTTCGAGCTTCACCACGCCGCCTCTCTTTCCGGCTTCCTTTGATTTCGAGTATCCGCCAGACGCGGCGATCCATTCCCCGGCTTTCTTGGGGTCTTTTTCAAAGAAGATGCCGCCGTGGCCTAGCGTGGAGCTTTCAGACCTTCGGATAGGCTCGCCGCGTTCTGCCCAGCTAATATCGTTTGTCCCGTGGTACAGGCTGTCGGCCTCGCTACCATTGCCGTAATTTTTTACGGCTGGCGTAATCTCGTAACGAATAATTCCGCCCCGGTTCGGAATTTTCTTGACGTAGCCTTGCGACTCGAGGTTATTCATGAACCCCGTGCCGTCTTTAGTCCACATGCCGTTAGAGGGCTCCACGATGGTGTGGCCGTCGTTGAGCGCCCCGACAAACGCCTTCAAGGTCTCGGATTTGGTGATGCCCTTACCCCTGATTTCTTTGGTAGGCCAAAGGTCGATGATGAGGCGGTTCTCGCCGTCAGCAGTCTCCTTAGTAAAGCTGAGGCCGTTAGACGGCTTATTGCTTTCTGGGAGCAGAGGGTCAGATGCTGGCTTTTTCGGCTGGATAGAGACCGCGTCGGCCATCTTTGCGCTCGGTTTCGGAGCTTCGTCGATGGCTCGGACGGACTTGATGGCGTCGCTCGGAGCGCGGAACTCACCTAGGACGTTAAAATCTAGCTCACGTGGGTCGACCTTCGTCTCGAGGATCGTCTTACCGTAGAAGCCCGCGCCAGATACGCCGCCCGAGTCGATGTCGGTGGTTGCCGAAAGGTACGGTTCGTCGTTGAACCCATCTGCAAGAATGGATCGTGCGCTCTCGGGTGATGTTCCGTGGAAGAGTGTAACCGTGCCGTCCGGGTTGGTGGCCGGAACTGGAACCTCAAACTGGCGAGCGAGAGCCGCCATCTTGTCGCGGGCCTCCTCAATGGGCGTGCCCGCTCGAACGCCAATAGAGATTTCGTTTTGGCCGTCCGATGGGCGGTACTCGTACCCCTCCCGTTCGAGCGCGTCGATGATCCGCTCCTCGAGGTCGGAGTCGTAGTCGTCCGCTTCGCCGTTTAGGAACTGCCCCTGTAGCTCGTCTATATCCCGCTTGGTGTTGGGGTCAATTGCTAAACCAGCCTTTGAGTCGCTAGCTTTATTCGGCAGAAGGGATAGGTTGTCGGGCGTGGAACTTGTCATATCCTTCATCGCTGTCTGCTTCATCTGCGACGTCTTGCTCGCGTAGCCCGGCGCGACGATGTCGCCCGAGCGCTCGATGACGTCGACGCTGTTGCCGCCTCGCGGGGCGACGGGGATGGGGCGACCCTGGTTGATAGCTGACGGGTTCGGGCTCCCCTCCGGGAGCATCAGGAGGTCTGGCGCGACCTTCGGCGCGGCGCGGCCACCCTGCGACCGCTGGAACTCGTCGTAGTCGGTGGTCACGCGCATCGGGCTTTCGACCTGCTTCGCGCCCGGGAGTCGGATTGAGGACGGCTCCGGCAAGAGCATCCGCGAGGCGGCGTCCGCCTTACGCTGCGCGAGCAGCTTCTCGGCCTCGGCGAACACGGCCGGGCGCTCGTTCCTGATTTGGCCAATGATCTTCTGCACCAGCGGGCTCCCGAAGTAGCTGCTCTGCATCAAATCGACGAGCTGGTCGGCCATAACGCCACCCGCGATAGAGCCAGCGGGCCCGCCCTTCGATCCGATAACCACGCCGAGGCCACGGGCGAAGTATTTGCCCATTCGGCCGCCCTTCACCACGCGTCCAGCCATAGCCTCGAGCGCCTCCTGCGCGTCGAAGTATCGGCCAAGCTCGCGGTTGAGCTGCCGGATGCTGGTGTCGTTAATCGAGTCCTCAATTGCCTTACGCGCGGCGCGGGCAACGGCCAGGTCGGAGGCCCGCTTCTCGGGATCCATCCAGTTGATGACGTCGTACTTGCGGTGCTTGATGTCGTCCACCCGTGACAGCGGGATTGCCTGCCCGTCGAGCGTCAGGCGGCTGTACGCGTCCATGTCGGCGTTGATGCGGGCCACCATGCGGTCGTACTCAGCGCCGAGCGCCTTCATGTCGTCCACCTCGGCGAGCGCGGCGCGGCGCAGGTCTTCGATCGGCACGCTGCTGCCCTCCGTCTCAATGACGGCGCGGACGACCTTCGCCAGCTCGTCCCGGTCTCGCTTCACCGCGTTGATTGCCCGCTCCGGGTTGATTTTGCCGTCCACGATGTCGTCGCCGTGCGGCACGTAGTCGTCGTTCGCCGCGAGGAAATCGGCCGGGTCGTACCCCTTCGCCTTGGAGCGGTCGTACAGGTTCTTGGTTTTGACGCCAGACCCGAAGAAATTGCGGAATGCCTCCGCCCGCCGCTGGACGAAGTCGTTCTTCGAGAATCGGTTGGCGATGCTGCGGGCCGCAGCCGGTACCGCCGGGACGGCTGCGCCGATGAGCGTGCCGAGGCCGGGGAGCAGCGGGTCGCGCTCGCCGTCGGCGTACCCCTGGGCGACGTCGTATGAGTAGCCGATTCCCGCGCCAGCGCCGACGCGCTTCGCGCCCTCGCGGGTGAATAGGCCCTTCGGCTTGGAAAGCACCTCCACGGCCGTTTTTGCGGCCGTGGGAGCCGCAGCGGCACCCGCGCCGAGCCGGAAGCTCCGCGCCCCCTTCGCGGCGTTGCCGTAGGTTCCGGTCGTCAGGAGGTTGAGGCCCAGGAGGCCGACCTCGCCGAGCGCCTGGCTGTTTGATTTCTTGGTCGCCGGGGCAATGTCGCCGACCGTCGGGACTTTCTCGTCGCTGAGGCGATTGTACTCGCGCTTGAGGTTCGTCGCGTCTTCGCCGCGAGCCTCCTTCTCCCGAATCTTCTTGACGAGGCTGACCATTACGTCGGCGCGGCTGCTCGCGGCCTCCGAGAGCGAATCGGCGACGTCTCCCGCCGCCATGGACTGTCCGAGCGTCTCGCCGACCCCGAAGACGCCCAGGACGTCGTCCACCGTGCCTTTCAGCGTCTCCTTGGCGATGCCCCACCCGGAGTTCTTCTCGTCCGAGACTCGCTGAAGCTCCGCGCTCTCGTTCCCGAAGCGCCGAAGCTTGTCCGCGCGGGGTTCCTCGACGGCGTACCGCCCTTCTTTCTTGGCGCGAATATCGGCGAGGGCCTGCCGAATGTCTCGACCGCCTGAGGCTGGCGCGGCGTTCTTTGCCCGAATCTCGGCGAGCGCGGAGCGGATGTCCTTGGTGGGGGTTTCGGGGTTCATTGGGTACGGTTAAGCGTAGAAGCCTTCTGCCTGCGCGACGGCCTGAACCAGGCGGCTGAAGTCTACCTGGCTCGCCTTAGTATCTGGAGTCACGCCGAGTATCGCGGACACGTTGTTGGGCCAGTTTCGGTCTTCGGCGTATGCTCGGCCGATCTCTGCGATGGACGGGTCGGCGCTGGCAACGTAGCGGCTGTTGCCGGTCGTCTTGGCGCGGAGGTCGAGGGCGAGGGCGCGGAGACCGGTCTCGGCGTCCGGAAAGATTAGGTGACCTTGGTCGTCGGTTCCGATCGCCATAGCGTCTACGGCCTCGAGCCCGCCCGACTTCACGTTGCCCGGGTTGTTGTTCCGCTGCGGCCGGTTTCCGTTGGAAGCTGAGGCATTTCCAGCCGAGTTAAAAGACAGCGCCTGTATCTGCTCCTCAGTGAACCCCTGGTTTCGAAGCTCCTGCGCCTCGGCCTCGGTCACGCCGCCGGAGGACGCCTCGATGGTGCTTTTTGCCGTCGAGAGGCGATTGAACAGCTCCTCGAGGCGCGTCAGCTCGGCGGTGAACTGATCCGGCCCCATAAGCTCCGGGTTGAGCGCGGTACCGGCTGCGGTCATGAGCTGCACGTCGGCGTTCGACATCTGCGGCCCGAAGAACTTCTTGACCTGCGGGTCGGTCGCCAGCGACAGGACGCTGGTGCGCAGGGTGTTGGCGTATGCCTCGAGGTTGGTGTAGTCCGTGGAGCCGCCAAGAATCTGCTTTGTCCCCTCGAACCACGAGCGGCCACGGCCGGACGCGTAGGCAAGCTCCTTCGCCTTGGCGAGCGCGTCCTTGGCGGTGGCGAGCTGGTTCTCGACCACGCTCGCGCCAGCGGATGTGTCCCCGCCAATGACGCGGATGGTTTCGCCTGTCGCGGAGTCGATGAGAATCTTGGTGCCGCTAACGTCGACGATCTCGGTGTTCTCCCCGGCCGGGGCGTTGAGCTTGGTGTAGTCGAGGGACGAGAGAATCTTCTCCTTCGATTTGTCGTTGAAACCGGCGATGACCGTCGAGAGGCTGTCCGGGCTCGCCTGAATCGCCTTGACCGCCGCGTCGATGACGCTCTGCGGCGCGACGGCGCGGTCGGCCCACTCCTTGCCGATTTTCTGCATCTCGCCGTGGACGCGGAAGTAGTTGTCGAGAGCCTGGTTAGCCTTCTCGATCTGGAACGCGTTCTCGTCGATGTCCGGAGAAAGCGCGGAGACGCGGCCCTGGCGAACGTTCCGCTGCTGTTCTGGCGAGAGCGTCCGCATGTCCTTGTCGGTCGCCTGCGACTCGCGGCCGAGCGAGGCACGCTGCAGGGCGCGCCTTCGGGCGAGCAGGTCGGCTGTGCCGACGCCCTGCGCCTTCTTGAGCATGTTCCCCATGATGACGTTGAAATCGTCGTATGGGTCGCCGGTCGGTGGCGGCGGCGCGTCTGGCGTCGGGACTGAACCGGCACCCGGCAGTTCGCCGCCTGCGGATACGCCGCCGGAAGACGCGCCTGGAACGTCCGGGAACAGCACGCGCTCGCCGACCTTCAGCAGGTTCGGGTTCGCGCGGAACTGCGGGTTCTTGTCGAGCAGCTCTGGCAGCGAGAGGCCACGCTCCGAAGCCAGCCCGCCGAGGGTGTCCCCCGGTTCGGCTCGCCGCTCGAATCCTCCGTCAACTTTGATGAAACGCTCTGCTGCCATTGCCGTTTTTGTTAGTCGGACAGGTTAGATAGGTCTAGGACGCGCCCCGAGCGGTAGTTGCGCTCCAGCTCGCTCTTCCGCGCCTCGACGGCCGATTTGCGCTCGCGGCCGACCGAGCCAAGCTCCACCGACCCGAGTGGGTCGAACAGCGACCTAGACCCGGTCGGGCTGTAGCTGCCCTTCGCGTTAGCCGTCACGAGGTTGATGCTCGGGATATTGAGCTTCCGCGCGGCGTCAGACCCGGCGGTTTCCTCGAACTGCACGCCCATATCCCTCGCCGAGCGGGACGCGCCCGTGGCGAGGTCGGCCAGCGCGTCGTTCTCAACCTGCACGGTTCGGTCGAGGCGCTTCTGCCGACCGGAAGAGTAGGCCATACCGGCTTCGGCTTCGGCCTGCGACTGGTCCTGCACGTTCTGGCGGAACGTTTCCTGCCCGCGCTCGACGGTCTTGGTGAAGTCCTCGGATAGACGGCCCAGCGATGTCTCGATTCCGTCGCGCAGCAGCCCGAGCTTCTCCTGGTAGTAGGGATCAATTTCCTTCTCCGCCTGCTTGAGGAACTTTCGGACCTGCGACGGGTTAATCTCGATGTCCGGGTTCACGACGCTGCCCGCCTCGATAGCCTTGGACAGCGCGTTGGCGTTCTCGAGCAAGTACCCCTGCAGGTCTTCCGGCATCGCGTCGAACTTGGCGCGGGAGTCGGCGTCTCCGAGCGCGTCCGCGAGCGCGGGGTTATTGGCGATCATATCGTCGTACTTGCCTTTCGGGGCGGCCGGAGAGGTCGGCTGGGATGGCGTAGGGGCCGCTGTGCGCCCCGTGGCGGCCTGTCGGCTCTTGGGGCCGAAGTATCCGGCGTCTGCCCCTGCGGCGACCCCGTTATCGGCCTGCCACTTGGCGACCGCCGCCTTGGTTTGGGATCCGTAGTAGCCCGTCGCACCGCCCGGGATCGAGTAGCCCATCGACACCAGCCAGCTCTGGAGCTGCTTCACGTCGTCCCCCTGCGAGCCGGGCTCGAGGTTGCGGGTGACGTTTGGGGCAGAGACCTTCGATGATCCGGAGGAGGTCGACCTGCCGGAGTCGGTCGTCTTCTGCTTCGTGTCCTTGGTTTCCTTCGCGGGTGCGGTCGTCTTGGCGGTCGTGGTGCCCGCGAGCGTGCTGCCGTACTCGTTTTTCGCGAGCTTCTCGGCTTTCTTCCGCGCCTCGGAATCGCTCGAGGCGTTTACCTTGAACTTCTTTCCGTTTGCGGTCGTGAAGGTGTAGCTTTTTGTCGCCATTTTAGTTGCTCTTATGCTATCACCCGCTCGCCTCTTCTAGTGAGCGAACGCGTGAGGATAGCTCCTGAATCGCCCGGACGGCGAGCGTCAGGAGGGCACCTTGGTCAATCGAGTAGAACTCTTCGCCGCCAAGGTCGAACGGTCGCACCAGCTCGCCAATTTCCGACTTAACCTCTTGCGCGATGAATCCCCACTCTCGCTCGAACTTTCCGTTGCGCACGAACGAGACGGGCCGGAGCTTGTCTATGTAGCTCGTGAGTCCCCACGGAAGATCGTTGACCGAGTGCTTGAGCCGCGCGTCCGATATTGCCGTCAGGGTGTTGTAGTGAACCTCGTCCACCCAGAGGTCGTCCCACTTGCTGGAGCTGGTGCCGAGGTCGCGGGTGGCGTCCGTGTCGGGGCTGAACGAGGATGCGACGCGGCCGTTGAAGTCGAATGTGGCGAATCCGTCTGAATCAAGGTAGTCGATGTCGAAACCATCGACGCTCGTGCCGACGCGGAAGTGAATGCTGCTCTCCTCCGACCCCCCGGTCTCATTGGTTCGTAGCTCCATCGCGGCGTGGGGTCCGGACGCGGTGCGGTACAGGTTAATGTCGAGGGCAAATATAGACCCAGAAACGTCCGGCTCTATCGCGCCGAGTCTCGTCGAGTTGTTGTAGAAGCGAAGCTCGTTCGTTGCCCCCTCGAGGACGATGCGCGTCCCCGTCGCGGCGGTCTGGATGATGCCGCCCGTGAGCGCGGTCGACGTAATGGTTGTGCCGCCGATCTGGCCGGACGTCGCGGTGATGGTGCCGGACAGCGTCGCGTTCACGGCCTCGAGGTTTCCCTCGGCGGTGAGCCTCCAACCGGCGACGCCCGACTCGAACCCCTTGCTCTCGATGAACCCGCCAATGAAGGTCAGGTCGCCGTCTACCTCGCCCGAGGTGAACGATTCCGACGGGGTCTCGACGCCGGACGAGACGACCGAAGCCACCCCGCTCTCCTGGGCGACGTAGAGGTCTTTCGTGAGGTAGTCGTATATTTTCGTTGCCACGGGTTTACACGGTCGCCTTGGACGCGCTGAGGTCGATGCCGACAATCTGGCGGAACACCTCCGGCTCGCCGCTGCCGCTGCCGATCAGCTGCATCTGGATGCGGGTGAAGCTCTTGGCGTCCACGGTGTGGGTGCTGACCACCCGGCCGGTCACGCCGCCGCACGGCTCCCAGGACGCGTCGCGCATTTCGTCGGTGCGGTACTCGAGTCTGGCACCGGCACCGTTCTCGTGGAACAGCTTGGCCTTCGGCAGGTCTTTGATGTCGTCCGGCTCGAGGGTGACGTAGGTGCGCTGCGTGCGGAGGCGGTAGGGGATTTCGGAGGTGAGCAGCAGGTTGCCGACCCCGTACTTGGCCACGTTGCCGTCGGTGTCGCCCACGAGGTTGAAAACACCCGTGGAGCCGTCGTCGTATAGGGTGGCGGCCGTCACGCGGTTAACGTCCGAGTAGAGCGTCCACACCTTCGTCGAAATGGTGCGCCGGACGACGCAGTTCTTGATGGTGAGGTCGCCGAGGGTGATGTCTCCGACAGACCAGTAAACGTGGTCGTCGTCGGCCCACCCGACGATGTTCTCGTACATTGAGCGCGGGATAGCGGCCACGACATCCACGATCGGGCGGCTGATTTCCTCCTGCTCGCCGTCGAAGACGAACTTGTAGAAGCCAGACGGGTGGTGGTAGTAGATGCCGTCCTTTGCCTCGACTACGGATTCCTGGCTGTACGTGCCACGGTTAATCGACGGGTCTGGGTCGGCCGAGTTTACCGAGAAGATTCGGTAGATGTGGTTCTGCTTGAACACCAGCAGGGCGCGGGCGTGCCGCTTGAGGGCGGTGATGCGCTCGCCGTCGGCCGGGTTCACCTGGATGAAGTCCGTGCCGCCCGAAATGGTGCCGTCGGTGTTCACCACGTCCGTGTGGTACACCTTGTCGTCGCGCTGGTCGGCGACCCAGAGGCGCGATCGGTAGGTCTCGATGAAGTCCCCCTTGGGGAGACTGGCGACGTTCGTCGTGTCGAAGTTTCCCGCGCCGTCCCACGACTGCACAGCTGATCCGTCCGAGCTTGAGCCGTCTACCATAAAGGCGAGGTCGACGAGGTACGCGAACCGCGCCTTGGTGTTGGCGTTGAGCCCGGTGCGGATGTTGCCCCAGCTGCCCGACTGGTAGGCCTTAACGGCCGAGTCGATTTTGACGATGGGCGCGTAAATCGTGCCGAGGTTGTTGCGGTAGCTGCCCATGCCGAGGATAGACTCCCCGGCCGTGATCTGGGAGCCGAGCCGCTCCACCCCCTTGCGGCGGGTAGCCGCGCCAATACGGTCGAAGTCGAGGTTGACGGCGAGGTCTACGGACTCGGGAACGGCGACGGACTCGTCCACCGCTGCGGGCCGGACGATGCCGTTCTGTGGGGCGGGGAAGATGACCGTCTGCGCCATTGCGGTTGGGTTAGCAGGGAATATCCGGCCGGGCCATCGGTCGCTGACCGGAAAGCTCGCGGCTCACCATCGCCTCCTTGGCGCTCTCCCACAGCTTGCCGTCGGTGTCCTCTTCTCGCTTGAGGTCGCGGTTTCGGCGAGCCTTGATGCGGAAGCGCAGGTACGGGGCGTACAGGGCCACCGCGTTCGGCTCGTCGAGGACGTCCCCGTCCGAGTTAACCGGGGTTAGGCTCGCGTAGTAGTCGACGCGCACCGCCTGACCGGCTACGTCGTTCGAGAACGGCTGCGAGAAGACAATTTCGCCGTTGGCGACGGTGTAGTGGCTCGGCTTCCCGAACGCGGCACGCTGCCAGACGATTGCCCCCGCGTCGCGGTCGGTTGCGATTCCGGTGACGCCGGTCAAGTTTCCCGCTAGGTCGTTCGCGGTGTAGGCGATGGCGTCAATTTCCTCGCTCTGGCTATCACCTGACACCATAACCTCGCCAGCGGCGTCGAAGTCTCCGGAGTCGTCGAGCGCGAGCGACGTAGATCCGGTGGTGATAGCCGTCGAGAGAACGGCCCGGGCGACGCCCTGGTAGAAGGCCTGCATCTGGGCGGAATCCGCGTAAATGAGCGGGTAGCGGCCACGGCCGATGCGTGCGCCGAGCAAGGAGTAGTTAACGTGCGGGTCGCGGAAGCGTGACGGGAGGCTGATTCGGTCGCGCCCCGGGATGCACGGGCCAATGTCGGCGTCGCGCACGAACCGGAAGCTCCAGCGCAGGACGCGCGGGTCGGTTTCCAGCTCCTGTCGGCCCTCGTAGAGCGCCTGCCACAGGAATTCTCGAGTGATGGCCTGGTCGAACGTCTCGCCGAGGGAAACCATCGCCGCGCGAATGACCTCGCCCGCGCTGTTGGCGGCGTACCCAGAGCCGATTACGGCGTCGGAGTACCCGGAGTACGCGGTGTCGGCCGAGTTCTTGAACCGGACGCGGTAGTAGTCGCTCGAGACGCCAGCCGCGTGCTGGTAGTAGGTCTCGGCGGCGTCCGCGCGAAGGTCGATTGTGGCGAGGACGGAGTAGCTGACCCCGCCGTCCGTTGACCGCTCCACGACGATCTGGTTGTAGGGAATGAACGTGACGCGCTCGCCGCGAAGGTGCGGGTACACGGTTGCCGCGTTTAGGGTGAGGACAGTCGCCGTCGGGGCCGTCGATGTGTGGACCCGAACCAGCTCGGACCGGAACGCGCCGAGCTGCCCCATTATCGCGTACTGCCCAATCGAGAACATTCCGCCGCCGTCAACGGAGATTGCCGTCTGGCCTGCAGCCTCGTCGTCCGACAGGACGGTCACCGGGTTCCCGGCGAGGTCCGGGTACGAAACGAGAAGCTCCACGCCGACGCCTTCGCCGTACCTCGTCCGCAGCTTTGGGAGTGTGGTTGCCATAGTGTTGTTTAACTAGCGAGATTTTACCACCCGCTCGACGATTCCACGGATTTTCTTCAACACGAATGAGATGGCGTCGAACTCGGGTACGTCCTGGCGCAGGTAGATGGCGTGAATGTTCCCCAGAATCGAGTACGCCTCGGACAGCACGAGCATTCCGAGCGCCCCCTTCGCCACGGGGAGCAGGTCGATTCCCGCGCCTCTCCCGGCCCAAACGAGGACGAGCGGGACGCCGACGATGACCACCTTGGCGATAATCCCCGACGAGAGCCTACGGGACTTGACCGAAGTCCACCCGTTAATGACGGCGGTTCGGATAATCCCGGTGAATACGTCTGCGGCCATAAGCACGCCGAGAATTGCGTAGCTCTCGAACGAGAGGCCAATCAGGAACAGAGGGACGTATGCCGCGTGCTTCGCCAGCATCACGAGGGCGTCGGTCTCTTCGGAGATAGGTCGCACGGAGGTGGTGGTTATCGAGGTCACTAAAATATCATCGGGCTGCCGACGGCGACGGGGCGGGGCTGGAAGGCGGCGGTGAAGGGGTACTGCACGCCGTTGCCCGCGTTGTACAGCTCCGTGACCTCGGTCGAGGTGAGCGTCACGTTCCACACGCCGACCATGTCGATGAGTCCGTCGAACTGGCGGTTGGTGCCGTTATTGCCGATGTTGAAGCTCTGGTTGGAGTTGAATACCGACGACGGAGCGTTATCGGCGGCCATGGTCTGCGAGACGCCGTCGATGTACAGCTTCACGCGCGACCCGGCCGACGCGCCGCCGTCGTAGGTGACGACGACGTGGTACCAGGTTGACGTCGATGGCGTCCACGAGCAGTACGAAAGCAGCTCGTTGCTGCCGGTGCTTGACGTCTCCAGGTACAGGCGGCTGTCGTCGTACCCGTAGGAGAAACGGTACGAGAGCTGGGACGCGGCGGACGGGTTCCACTTCGACACGATGACGCCGATGTTCGTGGCGATGCTCTCCAGGTTAATCCACGCCGAAATCGAGAAGTCAGAAGAGAAGTCGAGGCCGGACTGCGAGCCGTCCGCGATGGAGAGGACGTCCGTCGAGTCGCCGCGCTCGAAGTCGGCGGCGTTGTTGATTTTGCCGGTCGTGAAGACGACCCCCGTGTTGGTCAGGGTGTTTGAGCCGACCGCGTCGGCGGCGTTGCCGCTCGACTCGTCGAGGTTCCAGAAGGATACGGGGGTGGTAATCGCCATCGCTAGTCGCTGTAGCCGCTGATTCCGTACTCAATCTTGACCGCGATGAGCCGCGCGTCGGCCGCGAGGTTGTCGGAGCCGTTGTCGGCGTCGCGATAGATACGGAACTGGACGAGCTGGCCGCCCGCCGGAGAGCCCGCGACGGTGACGTCGGCGGTCGCGGCGGAGATGCGCACCGTGTTCGCGCTCGCGCCGTTGGCGTCCGTGACGGTCTGGGCGGTGCCCCAGGCGGCGTCCACGGCGTCCCCGTCGGCGTAGGCGCGGCCCTGGATAGCCCAGACGACCGAGTTGGTAGAGGTCGAGTTGGCCGTCCAGTAGAAGACCGCCGTGACGGTCGAGCCGTCCCAGTTGTCCGGCATCGCCACGGTCGCCTGGGCGAACTCGTCGGAGGTCTGGTCGAAGTCCAGGTGGTAGAGGTCCTGGTCGTTGGTCGCGTACTCGACCTTCACGTTCGCCGCCGCGCCCGAGGTCGTCGAGGGCCACATGCCCGCCGCCGACAGCACGATGGAGCGACGCGCGTTCGCGTTGTTAACGAGGATGTTGCCTCCCGTTGCCAGGTAGAGGTCGGCCCAGCCGAGCGAGGTGGTGCCCAGGGCCGCGCCGTCGTTGGTGGCCGGGGCGACCGCCGCGTCGAACGTGTAGCCGGAGCTCGCGCCCGCGAACGCCAGCGAGTTTGCCGCGTGGGTGACCGTGACGTCGCCGTTGTTCCAGTTGATGACGCCGCCGGAGGCGAGGAACAGGTCGGCCCACATCAGCGAGGTCGTTCCGAGCGCGTTCCCGTCGGAAACCGCCGGGGACAGCGCGGACGCCGTGAGCTGCATCTCCGCCGCCGAGTTGACCGCCCAGCCGAGCGTGTTCGCCGCCGGGAGGTACAGGCCGTTCGACGGGACGCTCGCGCTGTTCGGCACGAAGCTGTTGGCGACCGCCTCCGTGAACGTGCCCGCCGCCGGGGTGGTCGCGCCGACGGTGCCGTTGATGTTAATGGAGGCCGTGCCGGTCAGGTTGGTGACGGTGCCGGACGCCGGGGTGCCGAGCGCGCCGCCGTTCACGACGAACGCGCCCGCCGAGCCGACGTTCACGGCCAGTGCCGTCCCGACGCCCGTGCCGGGGGTGATGCCCGCCCAGGTGGTCAGGTCGGCGTCGAACGCCTGGACGTCGGTGCCGATGACCAGGCCGAGGGTAGTCCGGGCGGCCGAGGCGTCCGCGTCGTCCACCAGCGTCGCGCCGAACGCACTGATGGTGGTGCTGGCCGGGAGCGAGAACGTCGCCAGGTCTGCGTCGAGGCCGAGCGTGGCGATGACCGCCGCCGCATTGGCGTCGTCGAGGATGTTTCGGGCGAACGACGTGCAGACAATCTCTTCGACGTCGCCCGCGCCAGCCGTCGAGCGCCCGAGGATTCGGTCGGTCGCGGACACGTTCTGCATCTTCGCGTAGGTGACCACATCGTTGTCGATGGTGATGACCGTCCCGCTGCCGGAGACCGTTACGTCGCCGTAGTCGCCGTCCGATAGCCCACCGCCGCCGGACGCGGAGAGCGTCCTGGTGGCGTGATCGTAGGAGAGCCCGACGCCGAGCGCGAACCACCCGAAGTCGTTGTCGGTCTCGTCCCACCCGAGGATTCGGTTCGCGCCCGGGTCCCCGAGGGAGGCGATGCTCTCGAGGACGGCAATTTCTGCCTGCGTTGACTGCTCGCCTCTTACGCTGATGTGGGACATGGCTGGCTAAGTTAGGCGCGGCTCGCGGAGCCCGCGTTCTTTGTAAATACCCCTGACGCGGTCGGCGTAGATGTCGAGGTCGCGCTTCCGGAGGTCCAGCTTGGCGTTCTCGTCGGCAATTGCGGCGCGTCTGGCCTTTTCTTCGGCCACTGTGGCCGCTAGCTGCCCCGTGGCGGCCTGTACGTCCCCACGGACGGCAACGAGTACCTCCTTGGCATTAGAAACCGCTCCTAGGCCCGCACGGGCGGCTTCCGCGCCGTCCGAAACCGCCTTGGAAAGGAACGCGACCGCCTCCTCGGCGGATTTCGTCGCGGACGAGAGGGCCTCGCCGAGCGCCTTAACCTCGTCCCGAAGGGCGGTCGCGGCCTCGGCGGCTTCCCGGGTCTCCCGGTCGGCGGTGTCGCGGACGGAAGCCAGCGCGGCAATCTCGGCCTCGAGCTGCCGCTTCTTTTCGTACAGTGGTCCTAGGACGGCGTTCTGAGCCATTTTGCGCGTTAGGAGCCGATGACGCGGTACCGAACGAACCCGCTGATCTGCACCGCGCCTCCGAGGTTGATCTTGAACGCCTCGTTGCGGCCGCAGGTGATGACGCCGTCCTGGTGCTGGGTGGCGTTCTCGAGGGTGATCGGCTGCTTTGCGTCGAGCGGGTACGTGCCGGACTTGTCGGTCGATCCCGAAATAAACTTGAGCGACACGGCCCCGGTCGGGACGATGTTGATGTGGTCGATGGCGATGTAGCCGTCGGTCGGCGCGGCGATAATCTCGTTGTCGCCGCTGGTGTTGTCGTCGATGATCGCGGTTCGGAGCGCGCCGCTGAGGTTGCTGGACATAGTGGGCGTTTAGCTCTGGCCCTCGTCGCTGGCCCCCTTTCGGGGCCAGAGCGAGAGCCTGAGGACGGTTAAGCGGCCGCAGGAATCTTGGCGACGTCCGAGTCCGCGTCCATGAAGAATCCTTTCCAAGAGGTCGCGGACACGCAGTAGAGGACCAGCGTGCTGCTCGCGGCGATGGTGGACTTCACGCCCGCGCCGGTGCCGCCGTTGATGGCGATGGTGGCCGGGTCGGTTGTCTGGAGCTTGAACCCGTTCGCGCCGACGTTGATCACCAGCCGCTTGCCAACCACGGGGGCCGGGAGGGTGATGATGTTGTCTGCGCTGGCGGAGGTGACCTGGACGAAGTCGCTGGACGGGGCGATGACGCCCGTGCCGGTGCCGTCCGCAGTCGCGGTGCGATCGGTCGACTTGGAGCCCTGAACCACGGATTCTACGCCGTTGTACGAGAACACCAGGTCGCCGTTCGAGTTCACGTAGACGCCGATGTCGGTCGTCTCGAACGGAACCGCGCCTGACGCCTGCGCCCGGCCGAGCCGAATCAGGCCGTCCTGAACGTGGAGGTTCTTGGTGGCGCTGAACGACTTACCTTTTCTGGTGGCCATAGCAGTTTGTCGTTACGCGGCTAATTAGACGGTCGCGCTGTCTCCGGCGGAGGCTACCCACGAGCGGGCCACGTCGTTGTGGCCGAGCTGGAAGAGGGTGTGGCCGGTGAACTGCATCTCGCGGGTCTTCGGGACGATGTAGACCGGGTCGAGGTTGTTGGACTCGGACTCGATGAACTGGAAGCCCTGCTCGTCGGTGAGCGCGCGGCTCGAGTCGAACATGAACCAGTAGGCGTCGTTGGTCAGGTAGTCGAGCTCGATTACCTTGAACGCCGGTACACCGGAGCCGTCGTGGTCGAAGGACTCGGGGATCTTGCCGTTCTTGATCGCGCCGAGGATTTCCTTGGCCTTGAAGGCTACCGAGGAACCCTTCTTGCACACGAGGGTGTCGAGGTTCGCGGGCATCGGGTTGCCGCGCGGGTCGACGAAGAGCGAGGCGGTGCGGTGCGCGGCCTTGAGGCCAGCGTAGTCGAACGGCAGCGAGTAGGTCGTGCCGTCGTAGACCACGTTGTTCATGTTCGCGCCGCCGTCCTCGCGGGTGTGCGCGTTGGACCACGGCTCGAGGCCGTCGCCGCCGGTCAGCGAGATGGTCTTATTGCGGGCGACGCCTTGGTGGGTGTACGAGGTCGAGAAGCCGTTGCTGAGGCGCTCGGCGGCGAGCTTCTCCTTCTTGCGGTTGAGCGCGTTCTGGATTTCCTTAGCAATGTTGTTCAGCTTGCGCTTCTTGATACCGAACTTCCACGCCTTGTAGGTGAACGGGACCATGATGTCCACGGACTCCTGGGTGTAGGTCTGGTCGTAGCCCTGGACCGGGACGTCCTCGACGATCTGGGCGTTCTCGTCGGTGAACTCCGCCTCCTGAAGGCCCGAGAGGGACGAGTCCTTCTCGATGAGGTCTTCGGTGGTGCGGAAGTTGTAGTAGCCCTTGAGCTGAAGCTCTACTTTGGCCTCCTTCTTGAAGACCTTCTGAATCTGATTGTTCGTCAGGTCAGCGATCTGCCCAAGGTTGAGGGGGGATGCAGGCATATGAGTAAGTTAGCTAGATGGGTAAGACTAATTCGCCGGTTTAGGCGCGGTCCTGGGTGCGGACGAAGCGGACGACGATGCACTTATCAGCGGCCGCGCCAACGGTGCCGACCTGCATGACGCACGCGGCGTCAGCGGTGGAGTCGGTTCCGGTGTTGTTCACGGTGTTCTCGTCGGTGAGAACCATGCGCTGGTAGTTGTGCGCCGCGTTCGAGTTGTTCGCGGCCTGTACGGTGAACTCGTCGCCATCAACGATCTCCTGAAGGAGAACGGAGGTGTCGGCGGTAGAGGTCGCCTCGACGACGACGCCAGCCACGTCCTCGGCGGAGGTGGAAGAGGTCGCCTTCACGACGGTGCCAGCCGAGCGGTCGTATGCGACGAGGTCGCCTACGGCGAGGGCGAGGCTGGAAATGGTGCGGCGAACGAAGCCCTTGTCGGAGCCGCGATTGCGCTTGAAGCCAGCAGGTACAACAGCCATATGTGGTAGGGGTTGAGCGCCGGGCGATTATTGGTCGCCCATTGCGTCTGGGTAAGAAACCAGACTTCTAGTCTTCGGACGACAGCTCCTCGTCGGAGAAGTCCTTGAAAATGCCTCGCTCGGCTGCGCCGATGCCCAATGGCCTCTTGTCGGTCTTCGTGACGGGAGCGCCTCCCGAACCCGCACCAGCCTTGCCGGTCATTTCGACCTTGTGGCGTGCCGCCGCGACCTTTCGGTCCTCGGACGGGTCAGCCTTGGGCTTAGGGGGAAGCTCGGCCGTGCCAAGCTCTTCCTCCACGTCGCGGTGAATGCGCTTGAAGATTGCCTTCAGCTGATCCGGCCGCTTGCCCTTCAGGTCGTAGAAGCCCGACTTTGCGATCTCGTCGAACTTGGCCCACCGCGCGTCTTCGGGGTCGTTCTCCGGAGCGTACTCCGGGTGCTCGGCCACGAATTCGCGGGTGACGTCGTTGACGGTCTGCTGGTAGGACGGGCGCTTCGCGTACCCTCTGCGGGCGGCGATGACGTCGACGACCTTCTCCAGCTTCTCGATCTGCTCGTCGCTGTAGCCCAGCTCCTTGAGCGCCTCCACGTCGGAGTCGCCTTCCGGTTCCGTCGGCTTGTCGCCGACCGCTGCGGCTACGGACTTCTCCCGGAGCTTGTTCCGCAGCTCGGTGACCTTCTCTCGAAGGGCACGCTCGCGCGGGGTCTCTCCTGGGACAGGCTTGGCTGATTTGGGGGTAGTGTTCGAAGGTTCTGGCTGCGGCTCGGTGGCGTCCGTGTCTTCCGGTTCGCCATCCTTTCGAGGTGCCGCTGAAGCTCCGCTGGGAGAGTCGCCAGCGCCATCCGCGTCGCCGTCCTCGTCTTCGTCGCCTTCGGGCTCGCCGTCCGGCTGGTCGCCTTCTGCGGGCTCGTCGTCTTCGTCTACGGGCGGCACGACGTCCTCGTCACCGTCGTCGTCCTCGTCCCCGTCGGGGATTTGGTCGGCGCTGATGATCTCGGTGTCTTCGGCGGTGGGTTTGTCGGTCTTCTGAATCTGAGGCATATGTACTCCCGTTTGTTTGTGACTCCCTGGGAAGCGGGGAGGGCTTCAGCGTTCGCACCTCTCTCGTGGGGTGCGATCTGGTGACGAGGGGGAGCCTTCGTCGCCAGACCGCATCCCGCGATGGGATGCAGCGTTATTAAGAGAGCTTCTCGAACAGGGCGATGAGCGGGAAGTCCGCGAGGCTGAGGAGCCCTTTGGCGTCGCGCTCCTTGATCTTGGATACGAGGTAATCGACGGTCTTTCGGTTGAGCGTGATTTCCTTTTCCTCCTTGGCCTTCTCCGTGCTCCACGAGCTGATGCTCTTTCCTTCCGGATTGACCGTCACCTTGAAGTCGCACGCGGCCTTTTCGTCGTCCGTCAGGGCAACCTCCTTAAGGTCTTTCTGAATGGCGTCGAGGGTCTCCATACCGCCCCTGAACTCGTCGAACAGGTTCAGGGTTCGGATGCGGTCCGTGATCGAGAAACTAACTTTTTTAGGCTGCATAGGATCGTTTGCTTAGATTCTACACCCCGGAGGGTGGCTGTGGATAACTAACGGCCGAAGAACGCCGCCAAGAGGCGCGAGAAGTAGCCCGGCTGACGTGAATCGTCGGTAAGCAGCTGAACGTTGCAGTCCGCGCAGTCGCACACCTCCGACGCGGGTTCCTCTCGCTCGGGCGGGCACGTGAAGTGGGAAATTTCAGCTTTCGGGTCGATTTTCGCGCTAGCGATGGCGAACTGGATGGTTTCGACGATAGCCAGAGCTGCCGAACCCTCGAACTCGAGCGCTTCGGCGGGACCCGATTCCGGAATAATCTTGACTTTTACGCGCATTTTGAGGTTTTAGCGGCCCTTCGGCTTCTGGTACTTGAGGTTCCGGGCGACGCGCTCGCACCACTCGGTGATGCCGGATGCGATGGCACCCGGGTTGAGCGCCTTCGTGCGGAGGTCGTGCTTGTACATCAGGCTGTAGGCGTTATCGACGTTCGAGAACTTCTTCGGGACGACGATGGTGAAGGTCAGGCCACCGGTCTCGCGCCCCTGCTCGTCGGAGCCCGGAAAGGTGAGGCGACCCTCGAAGCCGTCGGCCGGGTCGAACACCTTGTCCATGAGCGCCTGGTAGTTGCGCGGCATGAACGAGTTGGAATCAGCGCCGCCGTCCTCTGCGGCCTTTGAGCCTGGAACGGCCGGGGCCGGTACCTGCTTCGGCACGTCGCCGCCCTTAACGATGCCGCCGATGGCGTCGAGGATGTCGTTCTTAAAACTGCCGAGCTTGGCGTCGAGCTGCTCGGGCGTGACGAAGCCGCCGTCTGCGGACGGGGCCTTGGTGTTTGGTGTCTTTTTAGCCATGGACGTTACTCCCGGTTTAACTCCCCGGGAAGCGGGAGGATCTTTGGCTTTTAATCTGCACAACAGTCTACACCAAATCGTGAAAAGCAAATTCACCCCTGTTGGGGCTGCAGATATACGTTCCCGTGGAGGTTGGAGAATGCGAGGATTTGGCCGATATGTGCAGCGTAGTGCTGCGAGCGCGCGTCGGCCTCGTTTGGGTATCGTCTAACTGTCCTCGCGCCCTCCAATCTCCAAAGGAACGTGGCTCGCGGGCAGGTGGCGGGATTTCCGGGCTAAGGGGCGACCTTTTGCCCGTGAGGCGCGACCTCCTAAATCCCATCATCTGCCAGCGAACCGTTCTCACGCCGTCCGCGCCGGACTAGGGCGCGTGGGGCGGTGCCGTGTCGGTGTGCTCACGGGCAGGTTGGGGTTGTCCACCGCCGGTTCTAGATTTGCGCTAGGCAAGCCGTTGCCGGTTCCGACGATTCCACCTAGTGGACCGCCCCAATCTGCCAGTGAGCCGCTCCCGCCGGGAATCGTAGAATCGTGCTGGCTATTGACCCCAGAACCCCCGAGGGGATTCTTGGCTGCGTCCTCGCGGGTGGCAGCGCCGCGCGATTCCACGGTGCCCAGAAGGAGCTTCCGCGTGATTATACCGTGGCTACTCCTTCGGCATAAACCCGTCCTGCCGACCGTCGCGGTCGGGGTTGAACGCCAGGTGCCCGCCGTGGAGCATCGCCTCGTGCGCCGCGAGCGGGAGCTTGAACTTGTAGGGCACGACGATCTCGTCGCCCACCTTGATGTCCTTGGACGCCTTGATGCGCAGGTGCCGAGTCACCTCCTTGAAAACCTCCTTGGTGACCGGGGTCAGCAGCTCCTGCTGCTCGTCGGTGCCGAACAGGAACAGCAGCGCGTAGACGTCCTGACGCTCGACGATCTCGGTGACGTCGCCGAGCGTGAACCGGAACGCCTGCGCGGGCTTCACGGTGTCGTCCCAGTTGACCTCAATCTTCAGGGAGCCTACGGAAATGATGTGGTGGTCGGAAAGCATTGTTTTCGGTTATCGCTCGTTCTCGTCTGGCCGGTCCGCCTGCTGCGCCTGCG